ACAATCACCGTTGTTACACCTGCCGGTTTTGTCCAAGTAAACGTACCTGTCGTTTCATACTTGGTAAAACTAGAACTAATCGCATTGCCCCAAAGCAGTGATGTTCCAGTTGTAATCAGTGCTTTGTTTGCGTTCCCGCCTTGGCTGGGAAGTAGTGCTGCAATCGCTGCGGCAGCAGTAATCTCACCCGTTCCACCGTTAGCTATTGGCGTGACGCCACCAGATTCAAAACCAGCCGGGTCTAAAACACCAACCGTAATCCAAGCGGTATTTGCAGAGTTACGGATTTTCCAAACTGGTGGACTACTGCTTGTGTCAACCCAAGGCTGAAATGCAACAGTCGTTGTAGGTGCAGAAGGTCCAGAGCTTTGGCTATAAAGCGCAGCAAGATTATCGTTAATGTCCGCGCGAACAGTCGGAAATGTTGCGTTTTGTACGACTTGATCGCTTTGGGCCATTACAGTGCTCGACCGTATCCAGTCGCAGTGTAACTGAAACCGCTATTTGTCGCTCCTGTAAGCGTTGCCGTAAATCCTGTTCCCGTGACGCTACTCAACGTCACATAACCATCCGCCCCAAGGTCTGTCGGAGTGATAACCACGTCAGGTGCTTGATAAAACGCATTGTTAAACGTCACCGCGCTGCCAGACGAACCAGTGCCGGTTTCTGTACGCCGCCGCAGTTGGAGCGTTGCACCAAGCTGATCAGCCGCGACGTTGATGTTCGAGCTTGTTGTAGTCAATTGCGCTTTGATCTGGATGCCGCGACCTTGAATTACGCCTGCAACAAATTCGGTCCATGGCCCCCAAGTCGGTGAACCTGCTGGGTCGTCATCCGTTGTTCGCACGTAAGTCACCGTATTGACCGCATCTGAACTCGTCCCATCAAAGAAGCCAGTAGCGTCGTCAAACAATACGGGGTAATCGTCGAACAAGGTTCCCGTTTGAACCGTGGGGCGACTAAGAATTGTGCGGCGAATGATCGTGTCGTAAATTGCACCAAAGTCAAAAGTATCTTTGTAGGTGTATTCAGCCTGTCCATCGACTTCAAAGTAAAAATTGACGGCATAACCCAACGCAACATAAACGTCAGGCTCTAGTACTAACGCTGTTTCAGCTACGTCATATGCACAGTTGATAGCTGTTCCATCAAACGGCGGAGACAAGCTTTGCTCTGCATAGGTTTTGACCGTCAGTAGTGCGTCAGGGTCAGGCAGTGCGACTTCATAGCCAACTGCATTGACAGAGCGATTGCCAAGGAAGTCTTCGGCTTTGACAAAGTACGTTCCAGCAAGCAATGGCACTTGCTTTTGGGTAGAAGCACCAGAAACGCCGTCAACAATGCGGTTGCTGCTATTCCATTCAGCCGCAGACAATGCACGTGGATCGTGGCGAATAATGATGCGCCCACCAAGTTGAACGTCTAGTTCATCGACCTGATCCCAAGACAGGATTGCCAGCGTGTCAGTCGTAGGCGTCAGGCTTAGGTCAACAATGTCAGCCGGTGGTGCGCCAAGACCTTGAACTGTGTAATTAGCAAGAGTAGGTTTGCTGAACAGAATGCCGCTACCGCTAATAGCGCTGACTTGGATTTGATAGTTACCTGGCTTGGCGTCAAGAATGTCTAGTGTGGTGCCCTGAATGATTTCTTCAGTAAAGTTGTCGTCTTCGTGGCGGTAGCGAACGCGGAACTTTTTAGTGGTCTGACCGCCAGGAACGCGCCAGTGCCACGTAATCTTGATAGCTACTCTGCCGTTCAGTACAAATTGAACTTCCTTGGTTGGCTCCGTTCCACCCAGAGGAATTGTCTCTAGCACCTCAAGGTCTTCTGGTGGTTCTGGGATAACGTCTAAGTTTGTCGCGTCACGCTGTTGGAGTTCTTCGCCATCTTCAACGTAAGCGTATTTACCCTCGTTATACGAAACGGCATTGATGGTATAAAGCATTTGATCTTGCTCTTCAATTGCAAGCACGCGCCATAGTGTCGGTTGGATGTTATTCGCGCCCAGTCCAAGGCTTTCAAGCATCCAAATGCTGTTGACGTTTGGAGTGACGCTAAACGCCCCAATGACCGTAATAACACCGCTGGTAATGGTGCTGACTTCCTTGGTTTCAGACGTGCCATCTGGCAAGATAACGTGCAGCTTGCTACCTGAACCAAAGTTCAAGTCGGTGCTTGCCGTATCGTCAACCGTGATTGAATTGCTGGTTGCAGCATTGATTCGCCCTGCTTTGCGTTCGCCAGCAACAACAGGATCAGCAATTTGAATCACCATGCCAGGCCGGACAACCTGTCCAGCAGCAAGGCTTGACGTAAACGAGACGACTTCTTTCTCGTATCTGTCAGAGTACAAAATCCACTTGCCTATTCTCGCTGCTTGGCCGCGACTGGTGCAGGCAAACGCATCAAACTCTTTCCGCACCACACCATATTTTGCGATGCCATCATGGTCTTCGACTACTTCATAGGCTTTATCTTTAAGGTCAATGTCGAGGTAGCTGACCACGACAACGGTGGGGCGAGTTTTCAGGCTGCTGCCGCTATAGGTAAAACCATCTTCTGTGACATTGGCCATCGTGAATAGATAAGCCGGATCCCGTGGTGCGTCTTGTGCAATAGTCAGGCTGCCTGCACTCCAGAAGCCTTGGCAGCGCATGACTGACAGTAAATCATTAACTAACTTGAAGGATTCTTCAGCCGTTTGAATTGTGGTGTTGCAGCTAAAGCGGGCTTCCGTTCCACCAAAACCGTCATCAACCAGTTCGTTGCTGTATTTTGACGCTGCAAAAAACGCCCACTTATCAAGCTGAGAGGTGTCAATATGGTTGCCAAAACCGTATCGTGTGCTGGTCAGCAAATCCCATAAAATCCACGCTGGACAGGCGCACCATGTTGCAGCAGCAAATGTTCCGTCCCAAACAAAAATCTGCGGATAGATAATCCTGCCATTGTCAGGGTCAACAGTAACGCCATTGGGGATCTTGACCTTGACGCCTTTAATCAGATATTTGCGCGATGGGATGCTGTTGAATTGCTCAGCATCAACACGTAACCCGACAAGTGCGCTATTCGGGTAAGTGAGCTTTGCCCATTTAATTTCCGTCAAGCTTGTCCAGCTGAAAGCGTTAGTCAGCAGCGAGTTGGTGCTATCGCCCGTGATGCGTTCAACTTTGACATCTACGTTGTCGGTAGGATTTGACCGATCTAGCTCAATCAAATAATCTTTTTGATATAAATCAGCGGTGCGGCCACTGATCCTGTCGTCAACAACCTCTACAAAGCCCGCACTCGCATACTGCAGATAAATCTTCAGTCGAACAGAAGTGCCTTCAGTGTCTCCAGTTTCGTTGTCGATCTTTTGCAGCGATGGGATTGAAATGGTGATTCTTACTGCATCAACTTCGTCATCAGTGACGCTTTCTATGATCGGAACTGGTTGCGCAACAGGGCGATTCACTACACGCTCGTTTTCCGTTCCAGGAGTCAGAGGAATATGCTCTTGGCTTTGCGTACCGTTGCGGGTGTAAACAGTAACGTCTTCAAAGTTAAAGTCGCCGGTTACGCCTTCTAGCTGGGTGTTATTTAGAAAAATCGATTTGTTTCCGTCAACTAAACCTTCAATTTCGCCTTCTGAAATAAGGTCAATAACATTTGCGTATTGCCTTGAATCGAGAGAATCAGGCGTGGTTTTAGGTGAGCGGCTACTGCCACCACCACCGCCGCCACCTTTGCCACCGCCGCCACCGCCGCCTCCAGCACCGATAATCGTTGTCATGTCCTTACCTGAACGGTGTCAATACCAGCAGAGATAACAACGCTGCCAGTCAGAGTCTTACCGTAAACGATGGGAACAGGCGTGCCACCACGGCTTGTGTTTTGTACGCCCGAAAATGAATACGACTGAGACTTGCGTGGATCCTGTTCAGTATCTGGGCCTTGCGGGATTGCAGGCACCGGGGAGATAGCTTGAGAAATGCCGGTCAACACAAGACCTGCACCAATAAAAAACAATGCAGATGATCCAAATGCAGCGCCACCAGCTCCGATACCTGTAACGCCAAACGCACCAGCAAATGCACCACCAGCACCAAAACTTACGGCTGACAGAGCAACCAATGCGACACCGGCAAGGATAGTCAAACCAGCGTTACCACCAGCGCCTACAACCACTGGAACGATTTTGATCTCTTCCTGCCCAACAGGAAAATGCAGCTCGTCCAGCGTTAATGCACGTTCGCCCACCAGCACTTTGTAATGCTGATCAGCCATGTGTTCTTCTAACGCAGGAAAATTTGCAATCAACATCCGCACTACTTCTGCTGTAGTGCTTAAATCCGCTTCTAATACAGTTCGACCAACAAACTTGGCGAGCTGGCCGTAAAGTCTGACCTTACGCAACATGACGCAGCCGCCTCCCTGTCACCGATTGTAGCCAGCCACCGTAAATATCTCTACTGCTTAACCGTCCTGCAAGATGATGCAGCACCATGCCATCACCGATGAACACGGCGCAGTGATTCAAGCCTTTGCCGTTGATCTGCATTAGCAGCAAGTCGCCACGCTCCAGTGGTTCGTTTTCGGCCAACTGGCGGAATCCTGTTGCAGCCCAGGCGCCATCAAACATCGGCGCATTCATGAACAATTCTGGTGTTGCCGGACGATCCCAATCGCGCAGCATGATTCCTTGTTCTGCGTACCAATCACGCGCCAAAGTCCAGCAATCATTGACGGCCCAAGTCCATTGCCTGCCAATCAAAGGAGCCTTGTAACCGCAAGGGCAATACTCGCCCCAGCTCTCAATTCGTGGGTTGACAATGTACCAAGGGAGGCCGTGTTTTTCTGCTGAAACTCGATCGGCTTCGCTGGGAACTGGTGCGGTATGCGGATGACTGTGAACAATACCGACAATTTCACCAGCATCTGATGCAGCAGCGTAATCCTCAGGATTCAGCACGAACATGCTTTCCATGTTGTGCGCCATATTGCGGCATGGCCAATACCGCTCACGGCCTTTGACGACAACGACCAAACCAACCGACTCCCAAGGATCGCGGTCCTTAGCGTCTTGTAAAGCAACGTCGCGCCAGGTCATGCGAAGAAAGTACCAATGCCGGGATAGCCGCCAAATGGCAGCTCATTGTTCTCCCCAAATCTAGCTTCGCAGCTACTTTGCTTCTTGCCGCAAACATCCTCAGATGTATTTACAACAGGGTTATCATTGGCGTCAAAATAATTGGTGCCTGTGTAACCGCACTCTGCAGATCGGTACACCCACTGACAACGGCTGATGCACTGACGCTTCGGCGCTCGAACACCTGCAAGGTCAAAAGCACTGGCAAGCTCAAACTCGACTAGATTCCGGTTCTCGGTTGATTTTCGGTCAACGTAATAAACCTCTAACGGGAACAAAGCAGTTGCATCGGGCGTGCCGTAAGGATTCCCGGTTTGTGAAACGCCAATTAAAGTATCACCATTTTGCGCCGTTAATATGTCGCCACTTTGCGTCGCTAATGGCGATAAGGCAGTAAGGAAATTTGCATCATCGATGTAACGCGCCAACGTACGAAGCCGCGTAACTTTTGCGCCTTCCAAGCCGTTCGGCAGTGTCGCCAGCAGAGCCGTAATTGTGCTGAGGATATTGCTGACCCTTAGCGTTGGCCTTGGCAAACTGCCTTGACCAGAGTACGCAAAGCCATCGGCTTCAATCGGCAGCGCTATGTAAATTGTGCCACCAAATACTAAATTGTTGCCAAAGTTTTGTTTAGTACCGTTGTGGAAATAGTAAGTCTGATTTACACCATGCTGATCAGCGTTCAGTTCGAGCTGAAATAGCTCAATGATTGCAGTTGGATTGATTCCCTGCAGCTCACCAGTTATCGCCGCACTAGATTCAGTGTCGGTATAACCGACATCCCAGTAACCGGAGACAACGTAAGCCATGTTCAGCTAACTACAGCTTTGATAATTGCAAAGCCGATTACGATTGCTTCCGATAATGATCCGCCAGTAATGTTGCGGACATTGATACTCGCAGATCCCGATCCAGCTTGAGCATTTAGCAGATACGACCCAGCAGTACCCCCGCTGACGTGGTTGAGGATAATAATGTCGGTGGCGACAATTTCAGTGTTAGTCAGCGTAAAGGATACAGTTGTGTCGGCAGCAAGCGCTGCTGCGTTCATCGTGATCTGACCGCACTTTTTGCTAAGCGTGACGCCTGTGCTCTTGCTGGTGGCCTGCGTGACTGTGCCACCTTCACCAGCTACGTAGCCAGCTTTGTCTGTATTGAGGTTGGTGAAGTTGGCATCAACCTCGGTGTGAGTGAGTGGTGAGCCTTTGCCAGCCCTGGTGACAATAGTGCTCATGGCTCAAATACTTGGCGGAATGTTGCTTGTATCGTAGCTCGATTCAGGTACGGAATTGATTTTGACCATTCAGAGCAAATCCATTTATAGGGTGTTACTGTCCCAGGCGGCGTCCAATCAAAAGCAGCGTTATCAGCAGCACGCGCATCAAGGAATGTTTCGATTGTGTCGGCATCCGTTTTCGACACAACAAAAACTAAAGACCACTCTTTTGGATTTTGATTCAACCCAAAGGATACGCGCTGCTCATAGCCGTCACCGAATCTAGTCGTACGAACATTTGGGCGACTAGATTTTTGCGCGTCGTACGTTGGCGTGATTGAAGGGAAAGTAGCCATTAGCGTGCTAACAAGCCTCCGGGTCGCTGTTGTTTAATCAATTCAGCTTGAACGGCTGCACCGATTGCTTTGCCAAGTTGTGATGCGTTTGCATTGTCACCTTGAGCACGTGAGCCAGAAGCATCTACGTTTACTGTTACGTTAGCGCCACCCATGGAGTTGTTTGGCGCAATGCTGCCGCTACGACCAGGCGTAAACAGTTCAGGGCCACGTTCACCAACGAGGTAGGACGTACCTCCTTTTACGGTGCCTCCAGAGGCTTTACCGCCGCCAAAGAGCTTATTAAAGAATCCAAAGCCATCGTCACCACCAAGGCCGCCTAGGAACGTCTGCAAACCAAATTTCAGCATGATATTGGCAAGGCTTCTAAGCGTGTCAGAGGCTACTTCAGCAAGCGATTTCGTGCCTTCTACAGCAGCCGTTAGCGAATCAACAATACCAGTCTGAATTGAATCGCCAATTGCGCTATAAAGCCTGTCCATTTTAGCCGCTTGTTCTGCAAGTTTTTTGTTGTCTGCTTTAATAAACAATTCAGCAAAAGCCGTGCCAGCGTCTTTTGCGCCTTGCTGCAATTCTGCAACTCCTTCAACAATTGGCTTTAAGACTTGAGCGCCACGCTCAAGAGCTTGATTGGTTGATTCTTGCAATGCAATCGTTCTTTCACGAGGCAACATATTTGATTCCATAATTCGCTGAACCTCAATCTGCCGGTCAAGCTCAATTTTCAACAATTCATTATTGCTAAAGGCTAGTGATTGTCGTTTTTGCTCTAAAGCAAACATCGTTTCAGACATGTCAGCACGTTTAGTTTTGCCTTTAGTAGTAGTGCCGTCACGGCTAGAAATGACACCAGCAAGCCCAAGAGCTTCTTGAATCTCCTCATCCGTAAGTCTGTCGAATCCTTTTGATACACCACCTGCTGCCAAAGCTCGGGCTCGTACATCAGCAGCAATATCATCAGCGACAACACGAAGTCCAACAATCAGCTCTCTCCTTCTAGTTGCCTGATCAATCTGCTTATCCAAAGCATCAATTCTTTGCTGAATGTCTGCAATGTCACCAGACTGACCCCGATACCACGGAGTTGCTTGCAATGCTGCCAATGCAGCCGTCAACTCTTTATGCTCTTTCGTCAGCTGATTGATTTTTACTCCCAAGACCTCAGGTTCTTGGCTTTTAAGCGCCTCATCAAAACTGCGTTTCCTGTCAGCAGCTTCCTTAAACGCAAGCCCCAAACCAACTACAAGAGCTGTAGGGATAGCGGCAGCAAATAAACCCATCGAGACAGTGGCTGCATTAACTGCAACTGTTGTCTTGGTGATGGCAGCACCCGCCACGGTCCATCCTGTTGCAACTGTTGTAGCTCCACCGCCAAGAGTTGCCAATCCCAATGCTGCCCTTGACAAAAGACCACCCGCAAGACCGCTTACGCTGATTCCAAGAGCACCAAAAGCAGAGGAAAGCAATCCAACACTTACAGCAGCTCCCGCAGAAACAACGCCGACAGTCTTAATAGGTCTAGGTAAATCGCCAAATGTTTTGAGCAGTTCGGTTGCTTTTGCGACTAACGGTGTAACTACTGGCAGCAATTCAGAACCGACCGCATTGCTCAATTCAGAGACGGCATTTTGGAAATCTTTGAACTTTTGGGCTGGACTATTCTGCAGAATCTCATCAATTTTACCTTTATTCAGCTCAAAGCCTTTTGCCAAAGCGTTGATAAGGATGTCGCTGGTAATCTTGCCGTCAGAACCAAGCTTTTTAAGCTCACCAACGGTGACGCCCATTTCTTTTGAAACAAGCTGCAAAATGCCAGGGACTTGCTCTGCAATTGATCTAAACTCATCACCTTGCAGCCTTCCAGAGCCTAGTGCTTGACTGAGCTGCAAGAATGCGCCAGACGCGGCTGCGGCAGAAGTACCGCTAGCAATTGCAGTAGCAGTAAAACCTTTATAAACAGTCTCAATATCACTCAGCTCAATACCTAGTGGTCGAAGTCTTGCGTAAACATCAGCAATACCCTGTGCAGCCTCAGCTTGAGATTGACCAAACTGCTTAGATGATTTTGTGATAAAAGATTGAATCCTTTCAAACTCTCCGTATTCTTGAGAGAGAGTTTTAATTCTTAGTTGCAACTGTTCAAACTGAGCGGCATTACCTAAAACTTGCTTTGCGAGAGCAGCTAGACCGATGCCAGCAATTGCTTGCTTGAGATTATTAAATTGACTTGAGGCTTGTTTAGCTGCATTCCCAGAGGCAGCAAATTTGCTCCTGCTATCTTTTAATTCGCCGTTCATATTGCGAACGGCATTATCAAGTTTATTCGTCGCGGCAGATGCTCGATTAAGCTGCGCTACAGCGCTTTTGGCATCAACCCTAAGTTCAACGTTGGATACTGCCACGGCACGCTCTGCAATACGTTCAGTTTATCGATGACCACGTTTAGCGCGGTCCATCGCATCCTTCTCGCGTTCACCCTTCAACTCGTAATAAGCAGCAAAATGCACAAACTCCGCATCCGTAAGTTCGGTGCGGAGCTTGCTTACTGTCATGCCAAGCTCGCAGGCCAGATGAAACTCAAAAAAGAGCCAACTGTCCTGCTCTAATCGTTTTTTGCTTCCTTCAAGCTTTCTTCACCACCAAGACCAAACAGAAATAGCTCGACCTCATTCAATACCGACTCAGGCAATTGACGCTGCAACTTGGGTGCATCCGCCATAGCAAAAGCTTTTTCACCGTCTTTTAGCTCCGCCATCTGGCAAAGCATATAAGTGCTGATGTCCAAAGCTTCTTCGCTTTGCGCCATCGTCTGCGCTTTCTTGCGATCAGCTCGGGTGATCGGCTTAAAATACAGCTCAATTACGACTTCGCCTGCTGCATTTTTAAGCTCAAATTTGCGACGCTGGTTAAGGTCAAATGCCTCAACCAGCAAGTCGACTGTACGAGATTTTGGAGCTGGCATTCAACGATAAAGCATGATGCCCTAAAGTTTAATCCAGCATCCTTAATTATTCAAGGTTGCCTGTAATAGTTCCACTAGTAATGAAGCTGCAGCTGACGACCACAAGATCGCCAACGTTGGAGCTAATCTCCATGTCAGTAATGATGCCAGCAAAACTGATCGAATCAGTACCGGAAACGCTACCAGTCGTAAACAGCTCAAAGGTTGCGTCTGCAGGATCTGCCGTGGTCAACACATCCTCAAGGAAACCAGCTTGGCCGGTTG